TATTAATATAATATATATAAACTATAATATATACTAATATATAAATATATAATATATAGCCCTTATCTCTATAGATAAGAGGGTATCACACTTTTTGTGATTTGTCAAATGAAAATAAAAATCCCTACAAAATGATATAATTTATCATATAGAGCCAGTGTCTGATACTCTCTCTCATACCCACATCAGGCACTGGTTCTTTTATTTATAGTGTATAATGATTATATGTCTTGTTCATCTTGTTCTGATTCCCCGATTGTTATTGGTGCAGAACCTTCAAATATTAAATGGACTATTGTCCGTGGTGATGATGCATCTTCTAGTTTTTATTGGTATGAAGACGATGGCACTACCGCCAAGAATACTACAGGATGGACATATTTGGCAAGTGCATACGACCCTAAAACAGCAACTAAGTATGCCCTTACAGTTACATCTGGCACAGGATATGTCACAGTATCCATTCCTAATGCAACAAGTGCAACATGGGGAACAGGCAGTTCTAATATTGTTGCTGAACTTAAGTTTGACCTACAGGTAACAATTTCATCTAAAAAGTGGACACCTGTAATTGGAAGCATTGTAGTATATTCTGATATTACAGGAAGTAGTCTGTAAAATGACTACATTTAAAATTATTCCAGATACCACTCAAAACGTAAATTTAAAAGTATTATCTACATCAAATACTGCAAAAATAAATATAGTAGGTTTTGGTGGTCCAATTGGTACTACTGGTGCTCAAGGAATACAGGGTCCTACTGGACCAAGTGGATTATTGACAGCAAATAGTCCGTTAGTGTATGATTCTGTAAATAAAACAATTTCACTTGGTGCAATTGATGGCGGAACTTTGTAAAATAAACGAATGAGAGAGAATGAAAGTAGCAGTTTACACTATTGCTTTGAACGAAGAACAGTTTGTTCAAAGATGGTATGAATCAGCAAAAGACGCTGACTATTTATTAATTGCAGATACTGGGTCTAATGATGATACAGTTAAAATTGCAAAAGAATTGGGAATACAAGTAATTAATATTTCTATTATTCCTTGGCGTTTTGATGATGCTAGAAATTCTGCGTTATCAGCAATACCTAAAGACATAGATTATTGCATCGCTCTTGATATGGACGAAATCTTGCAACCAGGTTGGAAACAAGAATTAAAAAAGGCTTTTGAAGAAAAATGGACAAGACCAAGATACAAATATACATGGTCATGGACCGAAGATGGAAAACCTGGTTTGCAGTATGGTGGAGATAAAATTCATTCTAGGAAAAATTATAGATGGAAACATTCAGTACACGAAGTTTTAACCACATCAACAATTGAAGAAACGCAAGGCTGGGTAGATTTAGAAATTCATCATTATCCAGATAACTCAAAATCTCGTGGACAGTATTTGCCGTTATTGGCTTTATCTGTAAAAGAAGACCCATATGACGATAGAAATGCTTTTTATTATGCAAGAGAATTATTCTTTAATAATTTATTAGAAGATGCGAAACAAGAATTTGAAAGATATCTAAAACTTCCAAATGCATTATGGAAAGCAGAAAGAGCCAGGGCATACAGATATTTGGCACAATGTGATGAACAGATAACGTTGCAATACTTAATGTTATCCCTAGATGAAGACTCTACCAGAAGAGAAACATACGTTGATTTATCTTTATATTATTATAAAAAAGAAAATTGGGAATCAATGTTGTATTACTCTTTAAAGGCTTTAGAAATTAAAGACAAGCCTTTAGACTATCTATGCGAAGAATTTGCTTGGGGATATATGGCTTATGACTTGGCAGCACTTGCATCATATAAACTACAAAATTTTGATGAAGCAGAGAAATATGGTAAAATTGCTTTACAGTTAGAGCCAAGCAATGAAAGATTGCAAAATAACTATAAACATTATTTAGAAAGTATGTTATGAAAATTGCAGTTTATACAATTGCACTAAATGAAGAGAAGCATGTTGAGAGATGGTATAACTCTGTCAAAGATGCTGACTATCTTCTTATTGCTGATACAGGGTCTACTGACCGTACCGTTGAGATTGCCAAATCACTAGGCATCAACGTATTTAATATTTCAATCAAACCATGGAGATTTGATACCGCTAGGAATACAGCCCTAGCATTGCTACCAGATGATATCGATATGTGTATATCTCTTGATATGGATGAAGTTATTGAAGAAGGTTGGCGAGAAGCCCTAGAGCAAACTACAGGAAATCAGATTACTTATGTTTTTAGAAATGATGAAGATTTTGTAAATAATCGTATTCATGCTAGACATGGATTTCTGTGGAAGTTTTTAATGCACGAAGGGATAGTTCCAGACCGAACTGAAATGATTGATGAATTTTCTCCAGGTATTGAAGTAAGACATATACCAGATAGAGATAAGCCTAGAGGTCAATATCTACAATTACTTAAAGATGCTCTTGCAGAAAATCCAGATGTTGGAAGATACTATAAATATCTAACAGAAGTCTTGGTCGCTGAAAAACAGTTTAAAGAAGCAGAAGAATACTATCTTAAAGTTTTAAATATTCCTAATTTTAGTAATCCAGATGCTGCTCGTGTATATAAGATTCTTTCAGAAATCATACCCGAAAAAACTGGTGAATACTTGTTGCAATGTTTGGAAACAGCCCCACACAGACGTGAGCCTTACTATTATATTGCTAAATGGTATGCAGAGCATGAAAGATGGGAAGAATGTATTACTTGGCTTGAATCAGCATTTGAAGTAAAAAACATCACTGTTGATGTATTTAAAGATAACGCTGCTTGGGGAGAACCAATTCAGCAGATGTATGAAAAAGCCAAAATGATGTATAATAGAATCGAACAAAGGATTGAACAATGAAAATTGCGGTATATACAGTTGCCCTCAACGAAGAAAAGCACGTTGAAAGATGGTATGAGTCTGTAAAAGATGCAGACTATATCCTTATAGCAGATACAGGTTCTACAGATAAAACTATTAGAATTGCTAAAAAACTTGGAGTAAAAGTATTTAACATTTCAGTAAAACCTTGGAGGTTTGATGATTCTAGAAATGCAGCCCTAGCACTTTTACCAGACGATATTGACTATTGTGTATCTATGGATATGGATGAAACCATGTCCGAAGGCTGGCGTGAAAATCTAGAAAAAATGACTGCTGACCAAATTGATTACATGTTCCATATTAACTTTAGAGATGAAGCAGAGACTGTTCCAGCAACAAAAATGATTAATAATAGAATTCATAAACGCCACGGTTTTAGATGGCACTACTTTATGCACGAAGTGGTTATTCCAGATGTAAGAATTAAAGATACCTTTACTAAAGAATTTTGCGAAGACTTGGTAGTTTCACACCACCCAGACCCTGAAAAATCTCGTGAACAATATAACGATATGATTGAATATGCCTATAAAGAATATAATGATGCTAGATATTATATTTATCATATTCTTCAACTCAAAAGTTTTGGAAGAAATGAAGAATGTATAAAAGTTATAAATGAATTTATTAAATCTGGCTTATGCGTAAATCAGTTTGAGTTATCATCGCTTTACAGATATTTGGCTTCATGTTATATTTCAACAAATCCAGAAAAGGTTTTACGTCTTTTGAAGAAAGCAAATAAAATATTTCCAGAATCAAAGGAAGGATTGATGGATTTAGCCCTATATTATTTTGAAAAAGAAAAATGGCATAAATGCTATAAGTATGCAAAACAGGCGGTAGTTCTTAAGAAAAAGCCAATGAGTATGTTTGTTGGAGAATATGCTTGGGGCTATCTACCAGAAAATCTATACTTTGTAAGTAAGTTTAATAGAAAACTATGGAAATGGTCTAAGTCGTATGACGAGAAAAAGAGGGTAATTAAACCTGGAACCCCTATTCCTCATAACTTCAAGTTATTTGAAGATTAGGCTATGCTATAATTAACCTATGACTACTCCAATTGGTTCATCCACTTCATACCCTGCAATTACTCCTAATCTTACGGACACAGCAGATATTCAGGTTGCTCTAAGACTATTAAGTTATGGAATTAGCACAGACCCATCAACAGATGCAGATATTGCTATTAATTCTATTTTTGGAAAAATTAAATACAGGGTTCAACCTAGTGCAACAGTATCTAGTAGCACAGCAACTTTGACAATTGACCAATTGCTTACGAAGATTATTCAGTCAGCACCTTCAGCAGCAATCAATCTTACATTGCCAACTGGTTCACTATCTGATACAGGAATTGCTGTTGGAACTACAACAAACGTAGCATTTGATTGGTCACTAATTAATACAAGTAGCACAACTGGTGCAACAGTAAATCTTGTAGCCTCTACTGGACATACCATTATTGGTTCCGCAGCAGTCGCTATCGGAACATCTGGTTTATTTAGAACTAGAAAAACAGCAACAAATACTTTTGTAACTTATCGTATTTGCTAAATAGTTTCTACAACTCTGACAAAAGCAATTCTGCTTCCTGCATAATCTTTTAATGATTCGATAATTGTTGTTCCTGCACCAAAATTAGCATTAATTACTTTATTCTTGCCAACATAAATTGCTGCATGATAAAAACTCTTATATCCTTTATATCCAAATAGAACAATGTCACCAATTTTTGGTTTTGAAACTCTTCTACCTACCTTTGCCTGTGCGGTGGCAGAATGAGGCAAGGTAATACCAAATTGTTCATAGGTCCATCGAACCATTCCAGAACAATCCCAACCATATGGACTAGAGCCAGCAAAAACATATGGGGTTTTATTTACACGATGAAATAGTTTCATCAATGTTTGTCTCATTTTTATAGTATTTTTATTTAGTTTAGATGTGTGAACAAGGTCTACAACATTGTGATGTGCAATTGGAACATCTGGAAATGCCTGAGCCTTTTCGGGATTTGAAATACAACCAGGGATGCTAAAAAGCAAAACCCCACCAGTAAGTACGCTAATGATTTTATATTTATTCATAGTTTCCTCCTTAATGGAAAAACACCTTTTTGAAGGGTGTCGTATATAAATTATACCACCATTTGCCCTTTTTATCAAATATTATGTGTGCTATAATTGTTTTACTACATTCGAAAGGTGGCAAAATCATGTCTATTGATTTTAATTCATTACTTACCGTTGACGAAAGAAAGACGGTAGTTACTCAGAGAGTTCAGCAACTAGCAGTAGAGGCTTATCAACTAAGTCTAAACCTAAAGGTTCTAAATACACAGGAAGAACCAAATGAGCAAGCACTTACAGAGATTAATAATAATCTTAATTTGCTTGAGCAGATGATTTCTGTTTATAATCAGGAACTAGGTTCTCTAGGAGACTTTAACTAAAAAATGTCAACTATAATCCAGCATAAGAGAGGAACAGCGGCTCAATGGACTGCATTGAATCCTACTCTTTATGCTGGAGAACTTGGTTGGGAAACAGATACAAATAAATTTAAAATTGGTGATGGAACTAATCCATGGAATAGTCTTTCATACACAAATACCGCAGGTGGTACAGGTCCTACAGGACCACAAGGTCCTACTGGTTCGCAAGGAATTACTGGACCTACAGGTTCACAAGGTGTTACAGGTCCAACTGGTCTTACAGGACCTACAGGACTAACAGGACCTACAGGTTCACAAGGTCTTACTGGTCCAACTGGACCACAAGGTCCAACAGGACCACAAGGTATTACTGGTCCAACAGGACCGCAAGGTGTTCAAGGTAGCACTGGTCCTACTGGTGCTCAGGGTCCTGCTGGAAATACTAACGCACATGATACTGCCCATAAAGCAACTACAACAATTCTTTCAGATAACCCTACTTATGTATCAGGAACTATTGGTGCTGATGGTGGCTATGGTGTTGGTGCTACATTAACCGCTACAGCAAATGGGCGTTTAAATGTTGATGGAGGAAGTCTTAATACTGGTGAAAGATTGCTGGTTAAAAATCAAATAAACCAATTACATAATGGTATTTATTTAGTAACAAACCAAGGCTCTGCATCTGTTCCATATATTTTAACTCGTGCAACAGATTACAATAACAGTGTTTCTGAACAAATTCAAGACGGTGACTTTCTTTTGGTTGAAACTGGTTCTGTTAATGCTAACACATCCTGGATGATGAACTCGGTTGGCACTGGAACTAATACGTCTATTATTATTGGAACTGACATTATTACTTTTACTCAAGTTGGTGGTATTGGTCCTACAGGACCAACAGGAGCCACTGGTGCTACAGGACCTACAGGTGCAGCCAGCACCGTTACTGGTCCAACAGGACCTACAGGTGCAACTGGAATTAATGGAACTAATGGCTCTACAGGTCCTACAGGACCACAAGGCTCACAGGGTCCGACAGGACCAACAGGAACACAAGGTCCACAGGGTGCTACTGGTCCAACAGGACCTACAGGACCATCTTTTACTGGAGGTACTTTATCAAGCAACCTAACCTTGATGGCTGGAACTACAGGAGCATCACCATTAACATTCCAATCGGGAACAAATCTTACGACTGTTACCGCAGGTACTAATGAGTATGACGGAACTGTTTTTTATCAAACACCTAGTGCAACCACTGGTAGAGCCTTAAATGTTGCTTCATATTGTTATGCACTTTCTAATGCTGGATATGCTTTTGATTTTTCAGTTTCTGCTTCTGCTCAGTCTATTTTGGGTGGTGGAACTACTGGTATAACTCTTTTGGCTGGTTCTAGTTATAAAGTTGAGTATGCAGTTAGTTTGACTCAAGCATATTTTGGTGATTCTCGTAACTTTACTGCAGGTTATGCTACAACGACTGTTTCGGGTTCACCAGTAACATCTTTTAACCATATTTTAGATTATGGAAGCAACACTACTTCTGCTATTACTGCGACTACTATGCAAAGTTATGGTTTTGCTGTATCTAATACTTTGGTTGTTTCTGCTTCTATTGCTACTGGTTCAAGATACACGCTTTATCGTGCTAAAGGTATTTTGCGTGTTACAGGCACAGGTTCAGTAAAGTTTTATCCAACTCTTACACCTTCAGCAACAGTGGCTAACAATACAATTACTGTTAATGGTGGAACATATTTGAAAATTACTCCTATTGGTAATGGAACTGTCACACAGGTTGGAGCGTTTGCCTAATGAATGAGATAAAAGATTTATTGCAAGCCTGGCAAGATGGCGAATATATTAATCCTGACGGTATTAAAGCCGCATACGATTTAGTTTCTTTGCTTGTCGCTAAGGTTGAAGCATTAGAGGCTCAAATTCAAAATTTATCTAATACACAGTAACAGTGTTTGACATTTTTTAAAACTGTGGTATACTTTATACATCACAGTTATGGAAAGGTGGAAACACTATGTCAGAATTTTTCTCATTTACCCTACCAAGCGATTTTGTCGAAAAGTACAAAACCCTTGAATCACCCTTTGGATTCGTGGATGCAGGTGGCAACGCATTAGGTGAAATTACCTTTGTTCGCACTTACTCACGAGTCAAAGAAGACGGAACTAAAGAACGCTGGTACGAAGTAGTACGCAGAGTTATTGAAGGTATGTATTCTGTCCAGAAAAACCATGCAAAGGAGAATCGTCTCCCATGGAATGACTATAAGGCACAGAAGTCAGCACAAGAAGCATTTGACCGCATGTTTACTTTAAAGTGGACCCCTCCAGGTCGTGGCATGTGGACATTTGGCACACCACTCACAATGGAAAAGCGTAATTCAGCGGCATTGCAGAATTGTGCTATGGTGTCAACTAAAGACCTAGACAAGAATGACCCAGGTCAGTTGTTTGCTTGGGTTATGGATGCTCTTATGCTCGGTATTGGAGTTGGCTTTGATACCCTTGGTAAAGACAAAAACTTCCAGATTTATTCTCCAGGAGAAGCAGAGGCTATTTGGGATATTCCAGATACTCGTGAAGGATGGGTAGAAGCAACTCGTTTGCTAATCAACTCATATCTTCGTGCAGGTCAGAGCATCCAGAAGTTTGACTATTCTGAAATTCGTCCAGAAGGTGCACCTATTAAGGGATTTGGTGGGGTAGCCTCTGGTCCTGCACCATTAATCAAACTGCACGAAAGAATTGCTCATGTACTTACTCAGCGTGTTGGGGATATTTTAGATGCTCGTGCCATTGTTGATATCATTAACCTTATTGGTACTTGTGTTGTTTCAGGCAATGTCAGACGTTCCGCTACCCTTGCACTTGGAGTAGATGGAGACGAAGACTTTTTGAACCTAAAGAATGCAGACGCTTTCCCAGAACGTAACTCTTATGACCCAGAGAATCCAGGTTGGGCTTGGATGTCAAACAATTCTATCGAAGCAAAGGTTGGAATGGATTACGAAAAGTATGTAGACCGCATTGTTGACAATGGTGAACCAGGATTTATTTGGCTTGACGTTGCTCGTAACTTTGGTAGATTGGCAGACCCAGCAGATGGCAAAGACTATCGTGTGATGGGTTTCAATCCATGTGCAGAACAGCCACTAGAGTCCTATGAATTATGTACCCTTGTGGAGGTACATCTAAACCGTCACGAGTCGAAGGAAGACTTTTTGCGTACTCTTAAGTTTGCTTACTTGTATGGAAAGACTGTAACACTTCTTCCTACACACTGGCAACAAACCAACGGTATTATGCAACGTAACCGTAGAATCGGAACATCCCTAACAGGTATAGCATCATTTGCTGATGAACATGGCCTACCTGCTACTCGTGAGTGGATGGACGAAGGATATAATAAGATTCGTTACTACGATAATAAGTATTCAGAGTGGATGTGTGTTCGTGAATCAATTCGTGTAACCACAGTCAAACCATCTGGTTCTGTGTCAATCCTTTCGGGTGCAACACCTGGTGTTCACTGGGGTCCAGGCGGAAAGTTCTACTTAAGAGCAATTGGTTTTGGAAACACGGACCCAATGCTTCACTTGTTCAAAGCGGCAGGGTATAAGATTGAAGCAGACCTAGTTTCAGCAAATACTTCAGTAGTATACTTCCCAATTGCTTCGGGACAGAAGAGAGCAGAGAAGGATGTAACTCTATTTGAAAAGACAGCCCTTGCTGCTACCGCTCAAAAGTATTGGTCAGACAATGGTGTTTCTGTAACATTGTCATTCGATACAGCAACTGAAAAACAGCACATTGCATCTGTTCTAAATATGTATGAAGGACAACTAAAGGCAGTTTCATTCTTGCCAATGGGAAATACAGTTTATCCACAGCAACCATACTCTGAAATTACAGAAGATGAATATGACTACTACATTGGAAGACTAGCAAAAATTGATTTCTCTGCTATTTATGATGGAGTAGAAAACTTAGAGGCACTTGGCGAAAGTTACTGTACCACAGACTACTGTGAAATTAAGATTAAATAGTTATCACTAAAAAGATACCCTGTCATTAACTTGGCAGGGTATTTTCTTATGTGATAGAATAGTAGATATGCCTACTACATCTAATCTTTATGCAGAAAAACTTTTAAGTGAACATCCTTTAGCAATTTGGTCATTGGATGATGATGCAGACTATGTTTCTTTAATTTCAGAATCTACAAGAGATTTAACAGGATGGACAACAACAAACGTTGCATCTATAACTACAGTAACAGATTCTACAGCACCTTTTCCATTAAGTTATATTACTCAAATAGTTGGAAATGCAACTATTTCCTATGACTTTTCTGGAACTTCCTATTTAAATTCATCAGCAACATTTAGTGCATCTTCTGGATTTACTATTAGTTTTTATGTACATTCAACATCTGATACATATATTTCTGCTGGATATGGAGATGGTGCAACAAAGAGTGTTTCATCTACAACATATAATGGTGGGAATCCAAGATATAATACTGGCACTGCTCATGGATTTTCTATTGGAGATTATATCACTGTAAGCGGAACTGGTACTGGAGCAACTGATTATGACAATGCAGGATATATCTCTAGCATAGGATTTGATTCAACACATTTTACATTTGGAATAAGTGGTTCTGGTAGTTTTGGAACAATAACAGGTGGAACTGCAACTAGAGGATTAGTAAAAGGTCAATATGTTAATTTTTCTGCATACCCTAAAAATAGTTGGGTACCTGTATCTTTTAGATTTACTGAAACAGTATCTAATCAAAAAATTATGATTAATTTATCTTATAATGATAATAATC